AAATTTATTATATTATGAATAAATACACTATCATGCATTATTATTGCATTATCGAAAAATTTATTTTTTATATAATAATAATATGGTAATAATTCACCTCTACCGTGAAATTCAGATTGAATAATTTGAATATTTTTATAATTAAATTGTGATTTTATATATTGTTGATCACTATTATCATCAATAATAACTATTTTTACATAAGGATATAATGTTCTAAGTAATTTTACAGAATGATTCCAATATTTATTGGTTTTTTCCGAATTAACGTGTCGTGTAATTATAAAACCAAATGAAGTCATAAAATATATTTATATTTTATTTTACTATTTCAAAATTTTAAATTAGAATTTTGAAATATTTATATATTACATATAATATAATTTATACATAACTAGGTATATCATCTATATTAATAACATTAGTATTTAATGGAACTTTTCCTTTAAATTTAGAATACTTATCAAATTCAGGACGATCTAATTGAACCTGAGGAGTATGATTATGTACACAACGAGCAATCATTTTATATAATTTAAATTCTGGATAACGATCTGTTTTATTATTTTTATATAACATATTTATACCTTTATCATCCAAACACCATTCTACTATTAAACGTTTTATCGGATCACATTTCGATAAATCTTTTATTTCTTCAAAATCCTCAATTACATAATCAAATATAGAACACGCTAGACGACATAAATCAAAACTATAATTTGGTTCTAATCTTGGTTTGGAATTATTAAAAAAAGGTTCGATATTATATTGTGTTGCTGCATCATTTCCAATTTGAAAACTATCGCTACAATATAAATTTCCATTTAATTTATATATACTTCTACCAAAATCTATTATTTTATAAATTCTTCCAAATGTGGGAACTTTATAATATTTCTTTTTATAACAATAATATATATATTTTTCATTTGTAGAATTATACATTACATTATTTGTATGTAAATCATTATGTGTAAAGTTAAATGCTTTTTGATATACTATTAAAATCATTATTATTTGCATAAATGCTGAATGCCATTCTTCTGTTTTTAAAGTGGTTGATAATATTAAATCATCAAATGTATTTTCACAATGTTCCATACATATTACTTGAACTGGAAATTTATGTATTGTTACATTTATTTTTTCATCATCATCATCATCATCATCCGTTTTACTTGTTGTTTCATCTGTATATTCTGTTACATCATCCATCTCATCTTTATCATCATCTTTATTTGCACATTTACAATTTTCACATTTACAATTTTCACATTTACAATTTTCACATTCACAATTTTCACATTCACAATTTTCACATTCATTGTTTTCACAATCATTGTTTTCACAATTTTCACAATCACTATTTCCACAATTTTCACAATTTTTACTAGTATAAGATGTTCTAGAAGAACATGTAGAATTAGTATTTGAATTTAATATTAGTGAATTCATATTCAAATTTGATTTGTCTAAATTTAAAATATTTGAATTACTTAAATCTATTGATAATTCTTTTAAATCTTCTAAATTTACAATATTACTTTCTTCTTCTAATTTATCTTCTTCTTGAAATATATTTTCAAATATATCATTATTTATAGATTTTATTGATAAAGTCGAATTTGATGTTATATTATGTTCTATAGTAATTGGTATTAATGACTCATTTTTAAATAAATGATCATAATTATCTATTTTAAATAATATATTTTTTTGTTTATTAAAAAATTCTGAATTGTTTAAATAATCTATGTCATCATATACATTAAATATAAAATCATTCTTTATTCCTAAAAAAGAACCATAATAATCTATTCCATGTATAAAATTATGAGATTGCATTAAATTACTAGTTAAATATACAAATAAACCATCTACATAAGCAGAATTATTTGTATTTAAAAATTTACTATTACAATTTTCTTCTGTTGAATTTAATTGAGGTAAATTTAATAATTTTTCATCTAAAGTGTATTTTCCAATTAAATATTTATATGGATCTAATAATGGAGCCATTTTAAAAAAAAGATTGGATGATTTAATCTTATTTGTGATACTATTTTTGATTTTACATTCATATATATTTTTTTCATTATCATCTATATTTAATATATGCCATAAATTATTCAAATTCACATTATTATAATTGCTTTCGTTTAAACTAAATATTTTTTGATAAATTGGAATATAATTTTGTAAATTTGAGAGAAAAAGAGTATTTGGTTTTTCTAAACTTTTAAAAAGATCTGTATTTTTTCTTTTACAATAATTAATATTCATTACTTTAGCTAATTAATATATAATTTATATCTATTTTTAACTTATTATATTATTATAAATAATTAATATTTAATTAATATATGTCAAAATATGCAACTCAACAAAATGAGGATGAAGATGTTTCAGAATCTTGTATAATATATCATGAAGGAGGTGATTCTTATAGACCATTATTAATTATTAATGTATCTAATACTCATTATGTTACACAAAATATATGTTTTTTTAGATCAAGTGGTCGTTCAAATGTTGATGGATATGCAAATACTTGGTTTCCTATAGCAGGTATATTAACTGAAACTATAAAATCACCATCGGGAAAAACACTTGATAAAGGTCATTTAATTAAAATGTCCGATTTATACAGTTTACCAAGTTCTACATCTTTTTTAACATGGATTAGAAATTTAATTATTGATTATTTAATGTATATACGTGTTAATAATCATGATACCGATATACAAACACTATGTAGACTGCTTATAGAAAATAATACTTTACAATCATTGAAATCTTATTTCAATGATATAAAATTTAGAACTTTCTTTAGAGAAATTATCAGTATTATTAATATAACACAAAATTATTTTTTAGAGAGATGGCAATTAGAACTTAGTTGTATGATTGATGATAAAAGTAAATTAATCAGTTTTTGGAAAAAAAATAAAATGTTTAAAACATTTATTCAAACGACAATAACATCACATTATGATATTCCTGAATGTCATAACAATGACGGTGAAACAAAATTATCACAATTATATAAAGGTCCATCAAGTAATAATGAAGATATAACTATTTCATTTTTAGTACATAATAATGCACAAAGTCCATTAGAGTATTCTAATGATGAACTTAATTTGGTAACAAAAAAGTTATTAAATAAGAAACTTAATTTTGTAACAAATCAGTTAATATATTCTATTTTATATATGTTTTCTCCAAATGGTATATATTCTCAACATCTGAGAACATTAAAAATATTAAAACAACCAATACCAATTTCTCCTCCAATTTCTCCTCAAATTTCTCCTCCAAGTTCTCCTCCAAGTTCTTCTTCAAGTTCTTCTTCAAAATCTTCTTCAAGTTCTTCTTCAAAATCTTTTCCTCAAGCAAATTTAAAAGAAGCATCAGGACCAAAATATTCCCCTCCAAAGTCTTCTTCAAGTTCTTCTTTAAAGTCTCCTCCAAAATTCATTTCGAATTCTCCTCCTCATCTTCCAATTTCTCCTCCAAAACCAATTTCTCCTCCTCACTTTCCAATTTCTTCTCCAAAACCAATTTCTCCTCCTCACTTTCCAATTTCTCCTCCAAAACCAATTTCTCCTCCAAAACCAATTTCTCCTCCTCATCTTCCAATTTCTCCTCCTCATATTACATCGTCTTTTCCAACGTCTTTTCCAATTTCTCCTCCTCAAGAAAATTTAAAAAAAGCATCAGCACCAAAGTATTCTCCTCCATTACGAAAAAGTACAAGATCAACAAAAAAAAAATCAAGGTCAAGATCAAGGTCAAGATCAAGGTCAAGATCAAAATCTCCTTCATCACGAAAAAACACTAAGACAAAATCTTCTGTAACTCGAAAAACAAGATCATCTAATAAATTATAAAATAAATTAAAAGTATTTTAATAATATTATTTAATAAATACTTTATATTTATTATTTTTACATAAAAATATATTTTGTATTTTATTTATTTATATAATGCGTTTTTTTTTATAAAAAAAGTCATATAATATATATATGACTTTAGAACTTAAAAAATTCGATATGAAAAGTATTAGTTTTAAAGCAACTGAAAATAAAGGTCCTGTTGTAGTCCTCATAGGCAAGAGAGACACAGGTAAATCGTTTTTAGTTCGAGATTTATTATATCATCAACAAGAGATACCAATTGGTACAGTTATATCTGGAACTGAAGAAGGTAACGGTTTTTATAGTAAATTGGTACCAAAATTATTTATACATAATGAATATAATACAGCTATTATTGAAAATATTTTAAAAAGACAACGTGTTGTTTTAAAACAAGTAAAAAAAGAATTGGAGATATATAAACGCACTACAATTGATCCTCGTGCATTTACTATTTTAGATGATTGTTTATATGATAACACTTGGACACGTGATAAATTAATGAGATTATTATTTATGAATGGACGACATTGGAAGATAATGTTAGTCATCACAATGCAATATCCCCTTGGGATTCCTCCTACACTTCGAACAAATATTGATTATGTTTTTATTTTGAGAGAAAATTATATAGCAAATAGAAAACGAATTTATGAAAATTATGCAGGAATGTTTCCTACATTTGAAGCATTTTGTCAAGTAATGGATCAATGCACTGAAAATTATGAGTGTTTAGTTATAAATAATAATTCAAAATCTAATAAATTACACGATCAAGTGTTTTGGTATAAAGCAGATTCTCATAATGATTTTAAATTAGGGTCTAAAGAATTCTGGGAATTATCTAAAAATCTAAATTCTGATGATGAAGATGAAAAATATGACCCTGCAAATGTAAAAAAACGTGGAGCAGGTCAAAAAATTAATGTAAAAAAAGCAAATAAATGGTAAACAACAGATTTAACATTTAACAATTTATTATATATTTTTAATATATATATATATATATATATTAATGACAGATGAAGATACTTATATTATAAAAGATTTTAATGATCTTAATAAATTTAGTTCAAGTAAAATTTCAGGTAAAAAGTATACTAATTTAAATGATTTTACAGCATATATTAATGGTACATATATTAACCCAGTAGAGTTTGAACCAGGTCAAATTTTTACAATTGTAACTCATCCTGTAAATCATAATCAATATTTACAAACAACAACTGGTGATACAATAACAACTATTAGGACCATTATACAACTACAACTATATGATGAGAATGGTCCAGGAGAGGTCTTGAAAGGAGGTAAAAAAAGAAAAAGTAGAAAAAGTAGAAAAAGTAGAAAAAGTAGAAAAAGTAGAAGAAGAAAATATTAAGCTTATAATTATAATATTATAATATTATATAATGTCTGGTTTCACTGTTTCCCAAGCTGACCGTTACTATAGTCAAACTCCTCCTGGTATGATTATGAGGACATACATGAACCCTACTGAATCTTTCGAGGCTTTTACACCAGGTATACCTGGTCCGAGACATATTAGCAAAAATGATGATCTTATGTATCAATCCGTGAGTGGTGCAAATGGAATTGTATATAATAACAGAAACGAAAGAATAAATATACCACTATCAATAAAAGATACACAACGTTTTAGAGAAATTAATCCTCAAGATGTGTTGAAAGGAGGTAAAAAAAGAAAATGTATAAAAAGTAGAAAAAGTAGAAGAAGTAGAAGAAGTAGAAGAAGTAGAAAAAGAAAATAAATATATTATTATATTCAATGTAAATTATAATAATCAATTTAAATATAATTTTGTAATATAAATGAATATGGAATTAATTGACAAAAACAAAAACAAAAAGAGAGATAAATATAAATATAAATCAAACCCTGAATTTAATAAAACAAAACAAAAACATTATATTTGTTGTTTTGTATGTAATTGTATAATTCAACAAAAAAACTATAAACATAAATTTTCAAAAAAACATTTAAAAAATATTGAAATTGAAATTAAAAATACGAAT